CGCCATTGGCGTGACGCGGGAGGAAGCGCTGGCGATTATAAGGGGTGAGGAATGATGGATAGAATCAGAAAGTTTTTCCGGCAAATTTTCTGCAAGCATTATAATGCTGATTTACTCCGCTGGCATTGGACACACGGGCCTTACGGGAATGAGCCTGCTTTTATTGAAGCGGAATATCGTTGCAAAGAGTGTGGAAAGACTGTCTATCTGCACCAGCGCGGAAAAGAGGCCCGCGATTGGTCAAAGGCAATGGGAGAGCATAAAAAGGTATGAAGCGCAAGCCTGACCCCGCCCACGTTATAACCGACCGCGAGCTTGCCGCCCTGGAATCCCGCATCGCAGCCGAATACAAAAATGCCGCTAAGGAGCTGCAAGAGAAAATCGACGTCTACTTCGAGCGGTTTAAGGAGCGGGACGCAGAACAGCTCCAGCTTTTGCAGGAGGGGAAAATCTCCCAGCAGCATTACACACAATGGCGGCTGGCGCAAGTCGGGCGGGGGAAACGATTCGAGGCCCTGCGGGACCGGGTGGCGGAGCGGATGACCAACGCCAATGAAGTGGCGGCGGCGTACATAAATGACACTACGCCCGGCTTGTACTCCCTTAACCGCAATTATGCCGCCTACACGATTGAACAGCAGGTGGGCGCGGACGTGGGCTTTGACCTTTGGGATGAGCAGACCGTCCGCCGCCTGATTGTGGAGCAGCCGGACCTTATGCCATACTACCCGCCAAAACGTGCCGTGAATCGAGGTATTGATTTGGCATGGGGAAAGCGGCAGATCACCGCCCAGGTCACCAGCGGCATTCTCCAGGGTGAGAGCATCAAGCATCTTGCGGACCGACTCCAGACCAACATCCCCACAATGAACCGCAACAGCGCCATTCGTGCGGCACGTACTGCCGTGACGGGGGCGCAAAACGCCGGGAGGCTGGACAGCTATTTCCGCGCTGAGGAAATGGGCATCAAGCTCAAAAAGCAGTGGGTGGCTACGCTGGATAATCGGACGCGCCATGCCCACGCTGCGCTAGATGGGCAAGTGAAGGACAACGACAGGCCTTTTGAGGTTGCCGGATATACCATTATGTACCCTGGGGATCCGTCGGCCGCACCGGAAATGGTCTATAACTGCCGATGCACCATGATCGCAGAGGTAGAGGGCGCGCCCAAGCCACCCAACCCTCTGCGGCGGGCCAGGGACCCGGAGACGGGGAACAATATAGTGATTCCCGACATGACCTACGCCCAGTGGGAATCCTGGAAATCCTCAGAAAACCGGTATGTGTGGGAGACGTTCCAGAGGAAGGGCCGCAACATCGCTGGGGATCAAAAGCAGTTTGAAGAATACCGGTCTGTTCTGGGTAAAAACGCGCCAAAAAGCATTGTGGAATTCCAAGATTTGAAGCATAATGGTGGTGAAAAGTGGGAACGGCTGAAATCCTTCCGCCGGTATAAAGGCCGCGTTCCGGAGGCAACACAAGCTGACTTTGAAAAATATCTTGCGGTTAAGGAAACCGGAGTAATCGGAACGATCAGAGTGCCTCCCGAGAAGATAGTCGCTTCGGCGCTGACATTCCGGGATGAACACGCCGCACGGCATGGCTGTACCGTCAAAGATGCCAAAGGATATGTTGAGAGCGCATATTGTTCCATAGCGAAGAAAAGATGGGATGGATTCAGCATAAACTACTATTCTGCAAACGGAGCGGCCTATGTTGATAAAGAAACGATGGAAATAAAAACATCTTTCAGCAGGAAAGATTATGACCCGAATACAAAAGCGATTTTGGAGGTGTTTGAATGAAAACGGTATATTGCCCCGTCATTGATGGACAGATAGATGGAACAACCTGCACGGAGATCGTTGATGTGGCTGATGGACTTATTAACAAAAGAATCTTAGAGGATTATGATCCTGTTATCCTTTGGAACGAGGATCAGCGTCAAAAATGTTTGAACTGCAGGTGGCACGCAGATATCGAAGAGGAGGATTGATATGGCGGACACTGTTCGTATCGAAATCACCGACAACAGTGGCCTAGTCAAAGAGGAAATGCTTTCCGCAGCTCTGCGGGCGCTGGAGAAGTGCGGCCTCATTGCCGAGGACCACGCCAAGCGCCTTTGTCCCGTGGATACCGGAAATTTGCGCAACAGCATCACCCACCAGGTGGACAGCGGAGATCTGGCAGTATACATCGGCACCAACAGCGAGTACGCCGCCTTTGTGGAGCTGGGCACCGGTAAATACTACCCGGGCGGTCGTCAAACGTCGTGGGCGTATCAGGATGCACACGGCAACTGGCACCTGACACACGGTCAGCGGGCACAGCCGTATTTGAAACCGGCGGTGGCGGACCATGCGCAACAGTACAAAGGAATTATTGCGGAGGAATTAAAAAAATGAGGGATAGATGTGAAATTTGCGGTTCAACTTTTGATTTGACAGAAGTCTATGAACGCGCTTGTGACGAAAATTCTCCGTCTGCTACGCTTTGCGGAAAGTGCAAAAAGAAGTATTTTGATTATTTACTCCCTGACATTTTTGGATTTTCTTGGCGTATTCCAAAACTTCCTTATATCCACACATCAACGCTGGCGGAAAACTTGGTTTTAAAACACAAGACAAAAGATATAAAGAAGACTGATGATATGCAAGTAACCTACAACGGATTCACCGGGGAACTGGTAAAACTGGAACGAGTATCACGAGACAAATCCGACGTTCCGATTGGGATAAAATTCGACCAGCTACCGTTTGACCTTTCCATCTACGACAGCCAAAAGAATGTTACCCACTCCTTCACCGGCGTAAAACTGGAGGACGTGAAGTTCCTGGGCGGGGCGGTGACGTTCGGTAGCTGAAAAGCTGCAAATCAGTAGTAAAAAATCAACAGAAAGGATTGATGAAAATGTTGGTAGAGATTATGAAGTTTGGGCGCGAAGAGCGGGCTGGTTGCACCAGCCTAGATGTAGCGGAGACGTTCGAAAAAGACCATCGGCATGTACTTCGCGATATCCGCGAGTTGGGATGCAGCGATGAATTTCGAGTGTCCAATTTTGGACAGTCCTCTTACATTAATGAGCAGAACAAGATGCAGCCGATGGTAGTCATGACCCGTGATGGGTTCACGCTCTTGGCAATGGGCTATACCGGCGAACTGGCTATGAAGTTCAAAGAGGGCTACATCAAGCAGTTCAACGCGATGGAAGCGGCCCTTCGTGGAAAACTCGTTGAGCGAGAAAAGGGGATTGCTGTACGGCAGGCCCTGACAAAAGCACTCCAGCAATCCAACGAGGACGCCAGAATGTACGGCCACGCCTATTCTACATACACTAACTGCATCTATAAGGTGCTGTTCGGAATGGATGCTAAGCAGCTACGTGAGAAGTTCGGCATCAGCAAAAAAGATGGACTTCGAGACTGCTTTTCGCCAGAAGAACTGCGAGCAGTGCAGTCTATGGAGTGCTTGGTCAGCGGTCTGGTAGACTGCGGCTGGGAGTACCAAAAAATAAAAGATTTTATTCAAGCAAACAATTCTATGCGGCAACTGGCCGCTTAAGGAAAAACGATCCACAAAGCACAGCATTAGGACTGAGCGTGGACAGCTATCGAGGTTTTCTCGGTATCTGTCACGCTTTTTCTTTTGGTAAAACCCGCGAAGCACAGCGGCTTTTATACAATGTTCGCCCCCAAAGAACCGGGGACAAAGAAAAGGAGAACGAACAATGGCACTGACAAGGAAGTTTTTGAAAGCGATGGGCATCGAGGATGAGAAGATCGACCAGATCATTGAGGCCCACACCGAAACCGTGTCCAGCCTGAAAGACCAGCTTGACGGTCAAAAGGCGGACGCAGACAAGCTGGCCGACCTCCAAAAGCAACTGGACAAGGCCAATGCTGACCTGGAAGCCGTGAAGAAAGACGGCTGGAAGGACAAGCATGACGCCCTCAAGAAGGAATTTGAGGACTACAAGGCGGGTGTGACCGCCAAGGAGGCCAAGTCCGCCAAGGAATCGGCAGCGCGGGCCTACTACGAGAGCAAGGGCATCACCGGCAAGGCACTGGACATCGCCGTGCGGGGAAGTACCGAGGAAATCTCGGCACTTGAGCTGGAGGACGGAAAAATCAAGGACTTCGCCGCCCTGGAGGCCCTAGTGAAGGGCGATTTCTCCGGCCTGGTGAGCACCACCACAACCACCGGCGCGAATACTGCCCACCCGCCCGCCAACAACGGAGGCGAGAAGAAGGACCCTGTAAACACACGGGCGGCGCAGATTGCCGCACAGTACCACAACAATCTCTACGGAGAACTCAAAAAGGAGTGACAAAAAATGTCTTTTATCGGAAGCACCCAGAAGGGGCAGACCTATGCCCCCGGCTGGTTCCTGGCCAACAATGAGAACTGCACCCGGGAGACCCGCCAGATCGCCCAGGCCGGCGCGGTCACCGGCCCCAATGGGGCCAAGTACGTCAAGATGGGCACCGTGTACCCCGCCAATGACAACACGGCGGAGGGTATTGTCTATGAGGACGTGGATGTGTCCACCGGCGATATGCCGGGCAGCGTGGTGACGGCTGGGGAGATCTACGAGGACCGTCTGCCCGCGGCTCTTGCGGAGGCGGCAAAGACGGCTCTGTCTGGGAAGGGCTTTGCCTTCAAGACGGCCCCCTCCGTGACCAGGCCCTACTGAGAAAGGAGAGAAAATCATGCCTATTTGGAAGGACAACATTCTGGGCCTTGTGCCGGAGCAGGATTGGATGAGCATCGACTTTAACCCCGCCCGGCAGAACGACCCCATCGACGGTCTGTTTGACGATGTGCGGACCGACAACTTGGTGGCCTACTGGCAGACCATTGCGGCGGAGTATCAGATCCCTATGATGGCCCAGTTCCACGCCTTCGACACCGAGGCGCAGACCACCTTCCGGGTGCCTGTGGATACCCACTACATCGAGAAAGGCCTCGTCAAGGTCAAGATCAACCAGTCTGAGCGGATGCGGGCGCTGCTGCGTTCCGGCGTTCGGGAGGACGCCCTCTACGATTACGTCATCCGGGACGGCGCACGGCTGGCAGAGCAGGTAATCACCCGCTCCAAGGTGGCGAAAAATGAGCTGATGGCCACCGGCAAGATCACCATTAAGGAGAACAACCTGAATCTGTCCCCGGACTACGGCGTGACGGAGGAGCAGACCTCCTTCGAGCTGGATCTCTCTCCGAACGCGGACGTCACCGCCCAGATTCAGGCTATTGTGGACGCCGCTCTGGCAAAGGGAGTCACCCTCACGGGGCTCCAGACCTCCCGGAAGAACCTCACCAAGATGCGCAATAACGCCTCCCTCCAGAAGGCTGTCAACGGCAGTATCGGCGCGGGTGCTCTTCTGTCCGCTGGGGCGCTGGAGTCCTATCTGGAGACGGAGTTTGGCATCGGCAGAATCATCACCAATGATCTGACCTATGGCGCGGAGGCGGACATTGGGGAGGATGGCAAGCCCAAGATCACCACAGCCCGCTATTACCCCGATAACAAAGTTACCTTCTTCGCGTCCAACCCGGCGGGCCGACTGGGGACGTGCGCCTGGGGAGATCCGCCTGAGGCCACGGTGGGCAGCCTGACCACCGCATCCGCCAGCGAGGAGAGCCCCTATGTGTACATCGACCAGTGGACAGAGGACGATCCTAAGGTTCTGTGGACAAAGGCCAGCGCCCTGTTTATCCCCGTGCTGTACAACCCTTCCAGCCTGTGGATTGCCACCATCAAGGGAACGGAGTCCTCCACAAGAAGCGCTCAAACAGAGCCCCAGGCGGAGTCTGCCACGAAGATCAGAATGACCAGCAAGTAAAAAAGGTGGAAAATATGGAACTCAAAGACACAATCGCCATGATGGAGAGCGCCGACTATAAAGAGCGGTTCAAGGCCGAATATGAGCAGTTGCGTATCCGCTTTGAGAAACTGAACGCAATGCTTAGCAAGTGGGATGCCGGCACGCTTCCGTTTAACCCCACTTGTCCGAGAAGCACATATAACATCCAGGTTCGGGCTATGGCAGACTATCTTGCTGCCCTGGAAGCACGGGCCGTTATGGAGGGCGTAATCCTGTAATAAAAGGAGGGCGGCGCGATGCTGGAACAGATTCTGACAGAGCTCCACAACTGGTTCCGGGTGCGGGATGGGTTGAACGGAATTCATCCCGGCACCTATACCATCGAGGACGGCGGCATCACGCTGCCCTTCCTTCGTGACGGGCAGTATTTCCGCATCTGCGGCAGCGTGTTCAACGACGGACTGCACCAGTACGGCCCCGCAATGGAGATATTGCAGGATGAAACCTTTGACGGGGCTGTCTGGGCGTTGGCTATCCCCAAAACCGTGGTGGATCTGGCCGGAGAGATTGCCGCATGGCAGGAAAAGTACGGGGCGGTCATTGACAGCCCGTACACCAGTGAGAGCTTTGGCGGCTACAGCTATAGCAAGGCCAGCGGAGCCGGTGACATTGCCGGTTCCGGCGGCTGGCAGGCGGCGTTCCGGACCCAACTGAACCCATACAGAAAGTTGAGGGAGATTTGATGGAACTGTCCGCGTTGACAAAAGCGTTTCAAACTCTGATAGGCGCAGACGGCGACTTGCCAGATGCGGTGCTAAGGATATTAATGTCCCCAGAAAAGGACAGCATCTTTTCCTCCTATGTTGACATGGTGGGCGGCGATTTGCAAACAGATGAACTGCAAAAAATTTTTCAATACTACTACGCCGACCGCAAAGAAAAGATGCAGGACTACACGCCGAAGAATATTGCCAAACTGTGTGCTGTCGCAACCGATACGGGCGGAACCATTGTTTATGACCTATGCGCCGGAAGTGGTGCGCTGACTATCCAGAAATGGGTACAGGACCCAAACAAGACCTTCATCTGTGAGGAACTGGACGAACGGGTAATTCCGTTGCTGCTGTTCAATATGGTGGTTCGGAACATGGGCGGCTATGTGCTGAACAGAAACGCTCTGACGCTGGAATTTGCAAAGGTTTATAAATTGGCCCCTGGTTCTCGATTTTCTGAAATTGAGGAAATCC